TAAAAGTAAAGGAGGGGATGGAAATTGAATCATCCACCGATTCTACAATAGTATTTAGAACAACAGATTCAGTAGATTTTTCAAATCCAACCGATAGAGAAATTGATGTATTTGAAAGAGATAATAGTGGAATTCCTACAAAATATTTGATTACAAAAAAAGTAAAAGCAATTTCAGCAACTGAAAAAATAACATCTATTCAATTTGATGATGATACCGATTATCCAAGCAAAACACTAAATGATACGGATATCATATCAATAGTATCGGTAACCGATGGTGATGGTGGTAAGTATTATGAGGTTCCATATTTAGCTCAAGAAAGTATTTTTGTAGAACAACCAAACACTATTTCAAATGGTGGTGAATTAAATAATTCTTCATCGGTTGTACCTTATATTTTAGAAGTACAAAAGGTTCCTAAAAGATTCTCAGTTAAAGTAAATTCAGATAACACAATGGATTTACAATTTGGTACAGGAAACAATACAAACGATTCTACATTGTTACCAAATACAAAAAACATAGGATTAGGACTAGCAAATTCCGTTAATAGATTAAATCAAGGAATTGACCCATCTAACTTTTTAAAAACAAATACATTTGGAATTGTTCCTGTGAATGATAGTTTAACTGTAACGTATTTAGTTGGTGGTGGTGTAACCTCTAATATAAACACAGGAGATTTAACAAGAATTAGAAAAATTAATTTTGAAGAAGATTTATTATCAATAAACGCAGGTAATATATCAACATATAACCAATTAAAAAATAGTATTGCAGTTGAAAACATAGAACCTGCAACAGGTGGTAGAGGTTCAGAATCAATTGAAGAAATTAGACAAAATGCATTAGCAACATTTGGTTCTCAAAATAGAGCGGTAACCAAACAAGACTATATCGTAAGAGCTTTATCAATGCCGGAAAGATATGGTAGTGTTGCTAAAGTATATGTTAGTCCTGATGGTGAAATAGATAATAATAGCCCTTCCTCTATATTATCAAGTCCACAAAATATATCCGAATTTGTAAATATAGTTCAATCATTACAAACGGCAACTACTCAACAAATACAAAGTGAATTAGTAAAATATCTTACACAAAAAAGCACATCAATTTCAGAGGTTAATAATCCGTTCGCTATCAATATGTATGTTTTAGCATATGACCAAAATAAAAAATTAACTCTTTTAAACAAAGCAGTTAAACAAAATCTTAAAACATATTTAGGTGAATATAGAATGATTACCGATGCAGTTAATATAATAGATGGTTTTATTATTAATATTGGTGTTGATTTTGAAATAGTAGTTTATTCAAATTATAATAAAAGAGAAGTTCTTGCAAATTGCTTAACAGAATTACAAGATTATTTTAATATAGATAATTGGACATTTAATAAACCAATTAACATTTCTGAAATAGAATTGATAATTGCAAATGTTGATGGTGTAATGAGTGTACCATCTGTAAAAATATCAAATATTTGTCAAAGTGATAATAATGAAAACTATTCACCAAATAGATACAATATGGATGAAGCAACTAAAGGAAAGATTGTCTATCCTTCTTTAGACCCATCTATATTTGAACTTAAATATCCAAACAAAGACATAAAAGGGAGGGCAATATAATGCATAAATTTTTTACATCGTCATTAGACGCAAGTATATATCTTCAACAACCTGAACAAAACGCAGGTAGAGATGAGATATTGGAAGTAGGTAAACTTTATTATGGTTCTTCAAAAGATATAGCAAGAACTTTAATTAAATTCGACACCGGTTCAATTAAGTCGGAAATAACATTAATAGGAACAGGCAGTTGGCAAACATATTTAGTATTACGTTCTGCTAACTCACAAGAAATTCCATTAGAATATTCAATTTATGCAAACGCAGTTTCTCAAAGTTGGACAATGGGAACAGGAACAAAATTTGACAACATAACATCGGATGGAATTAGTTGGAAATACAGAAATGGAGTAAGTACATGGCAAGATAATGTAACGGCAGGTACGGCCGTGTTTGTGGCAGGTACAACGGGTTCGGCTAATGCAGAAGGAGGAACTTGGTTTATTACAGGTTCAGCAACACAATCGTTTAGTAATGAACCAGATGATATTAGAATGAATGTCACCAACATAATGCATCAATGGATTAGTGGTTCTTTAAAGAATGATGGATTTATAGTTAGACATAGTATTGATGTAGAAAACAATGATTTAGATTATGGTTTATTAAAATTCTTTTCAAAGGAAACAAATACAATTTACGAACCTAAATTAGAATTAGTTTGGGATGATAGTTCTTATGTAACAGGTTCACTATTATCAATAACGGGTTCAAGATATGCAGATGAATTGGAAAATACAAAAATAGTTATTACTGATTTAAAAACTGAATATTTTGAAAATACAAAAAACAAAATTAGAGTTAAAGGAAGAGAATTATATCCGGATAAAACATTTTACACTGTTATAGGATATGACCAAGTAAGATATTTACCAACATCATCGTATTATCAAATAGAAGATTATATAACAGATGAAATAGTTATACCATTTGGTGAATATTCTAAATTAAGTTGTGATACAAAGTCAAATTATTTTTATTTAGATACCAAATCATTTCCAACAGATAGAGTTTACAGATTAAAATTAAAAGTAGAAAGTTCAGGTATTACAAAAATAGTAGATGATAAATTAATATTTAAAATAGTATAAGAATGTCATTAACATTATTAGAATCCATATCGGAAAAAATACAAGAACAAAGAAAAAAAGATTTAGAATCGATTTTAAATATATCGGGTTCAAGTGCTATTAATAAAAACGAATATGGTGTTACAATAGTTGACACAGCAAATCCGGCATCATCATTGTTATTTAAAAATTTAAGTAAGCCTAAATACGATGAAGCTGAACTTATTAAAGCAATTGATGTAGACGTTATCGAATTGATGCCAAATATACCTACACGTAATTTGGATTTAGTACCAAGACCACTATATACAGAACAAGTTGATTTAGTTGAAGATTTAAGAAGACAAGTACAAAGATTGACAATAACAATTGCAGATTTAAATTCACAAATAGTTACTTTACAATCACAAGTTCAAACGGAAATAAATAATAGATTAAGTATTGAACAAACTAACGATGTATTGGCAAATCAAATAGATACATTAACGAATACAATTAATGATTTTACTGGACAAATTGCAACATCATTACAAAAGTCGGTTGATGAAAGTATTTTGAGAGCATCATTGCAATCTCAAAATGCTGGATATTTTGCACAAATTGAAGCATTGATAAAACAAATAGATTCTTTGAATGCAATTATAGATGGTTTACAATCACAATTAGGTGCAGTTCAAAATCAGTCTACAATTATACAATCAATAAAAGATTCCGCAGTTGCATTGGGTGCAGAAGTAGTTAATAAAGTTGGTTTGGTTTCCTTTAATCCAAAAGCCGAAAGTGGTAAACCAATTGTATATTTAGGAGTAAATAATAAAAATGGTGACAATCAATTTAAATATGGAAGTTCGGTATCGATAACAAATAATGATAGAGACCCTATAAGTGTTGAAATAGTTGCATCGGAATTTTTATTTGTTCCTAAAACAAAATATACAATTAGTCCATCCCAAACAGAGAAATTGGATTTTAAAATAGGAAAGGTCTCTTATGGTAAAGGTGACAAAAGTACAAATAAACAAGGACAATTGAGTGTCAAAATAATAAGAAATGATGGAACTAGTGAATCAAAAGAATTTAAAGCAGTAATTAATATCCAACACAATAAATCGTATCCATCTTGGTAAAATATAATTATGAGTATTAAAAAATATACAAATATTGAAGATATAGATAATAAATCATCAAATGAAGGACAATTTCTTCAGGCGGATGATTTGTTTATTGTTTCCAAATCAGAAATAGAAGAAACCGATTTTGGTAATTGTAAGTATGATGTTATGGAAGTATCTATATATGATATTAATAATAACTTATTACCACAAAGTTCAGGAAATAATTGTGCATACATAAAAAATAATGAAATTAAAAATTACATGTATCAAACCACCAACCCAACTGGGCAGAAGGAGTTGGTAATTGATGTAGAAAAGTTATTAAATGATTTGGGTTATACAAATGGAATTCTTAAAGTTAATATTAACTTTGTAAGATATAAAGTTGGAAGTGAAGATGTTTTAGAAAGAGTTTGGATACAAGAAATATCACCATCTCGCGAGGAAATAAGAATATTGCCACTTAAAACAAAATTTGAAAATATAAATAAAAAA